TGTGTCGCCAATTGAATCAGCGCCATCTGCTGATGTAGCTGGAGAAGATGCCGTATTCATATGTATGGCAGTAGGTGCTGTCTCAAGATGCATGGCTCCTGACTTTATTTCAGTGTCTACGCCAGCATCTAATTTATTATTAGTTGTGCTTTTAATTTGTGTGTTAGCGCCACTTGTAAATTTATTATCGCCTACAGTATTTAAATTAAACGCTCCATTTACAGTCTGTCTATAATCACCAACTACTTTACTATGCAAGTTTGCGTTTATAGCAATATGTCCATCTTGGCTGACTTGTAAGTTATAATCTCCGGCTATAGTTGACCTTTGCGTTCCGGCAATTTGAACGTCTTCGTCGGCTCCTATTGCTTTTTGTCTAGCACCACTTACTCTAAGGTCTTGATTAATTCCAACATTTTTTGTGTCGTTATTTGAAATGATAACATCATTGTTTACTCCGACATGAACTTTTTTATCTCTACCTGTTGTTAAATTAAAGTCTCTTCCTGATTTAATATTAATATCTCTATCGGCTGTTATGTTGAGGTCTGTTTCAGTCCTAATGTTTATACTGTCATTGGCGTAAACATCTATCTTACCATTACCTGTAAGTTCAATCCATGCACTACCTTGTGCATTACCTATATAAATTAAATCTTCAGTATTGTGTAATAATATCTGATGTCCAGTTCTAGTTTTTAGTCTAATATGTTCGTTGAAAGGAAGTGTAACATCAGCTTTAGAAACATCTTTGGGTGTACTTTCAACATCATAATATTTCGCACCAGTAGTTGTGGCTGGACCTGATCTTAATAATGTTGGATCACCGTCATCCATTGTAAATGCTGAACCGCCAAGTCTACTTCTAAAATAATCAACTTGCGTTTCCTTTTCTCCATATTTTCCTTTAGGTCTACCATTACGTTTATCTAAAGGTCCTGGTGTATTCCATCCATACACTGTATTAGGTACATCACGTCTAGATGACGTAGATGTTAAACCTCTAATAATATCTGCTTGTAATCCTTGTGTTGCTAAAACTCTAGACATCATAGGATTATGTGGACGAGGAAATTTATCTGGATTAGTTCCTTTACGTGTATCTAACGGTCCTGTTCCTTCGCCTGATAAAATTGCTTTGTTATATTCTCCAGTAGGTAAATCTTTACCTTTAAGATCATCTCCCATATTTTCTTGAACAACATTTACTGCTTTGTCTGTAGGATATCCTCCAGGTACCATATGATTCATGTATTCGTCTTGTATACACCCTATCCAATATCCTTGGTTTGATAATCCTTCTGCAAACATAACCAGCACTTTTGTTCCTGGATCAGGTGGTACTGCCCAAAACCCGTAACTTTGCTGAGTACTATAATAATCGTTATTTTTTTGATTACTAGTTACAGAATTAACTCCGTAAAATGGCATGCAGTATCTAACTGTGAATAGTTGTCCTGCTATATCAGCATCGTTACCACTTAATACGTTTGATAAAATTTGTACACGCAAACTTCCTTGACGTTTATTGTCAAGATGATTTACTACTTCAGCAACATACGGACCGGGAGGTAAAGGTGCGCCGCCAGCTCCAACTGATCTTTTTTCTATATTATGCGAATTTATTTCTGTTTTCATTGTGCATTTCCATCAGGATTACTATTTGATTTTGCATTGTTTGCCCTATTCACTCTTAGGATTGCATCATCATAGGGTGGTGTCTTAGGAGTTGCACCAAATTCACCGCCGGCATCTCCGCCAGCATAATCTGTTGCGGCAATTTCTGCTACAGTTTTAGCTGGTGGTGGTTTTCTCGATTTCCATGCTGTTTGTAATTGTTGTGCTCTTTCATCACTAAATCCTGCCGCAATAATTTCTGCCTTATCAAACGCATCGTTTCCTGATTTAGATGCGATGTTTTGTGCTTGTGCAAATTGATAAACATCTGATTCTTCACCATAGATATCTTTGAGCTTTTTCAATTCTAGCTCTCTTTCTTCTTGAGCTTCGATAGAAATCTTTTGATTAGTTTCCGCTAAGTATCTCTTCTTCCAATTTTGACGTTTCACTAACTCTAACTCTTGTGTAAACATATTACCTTCAAATCTACTTCTTACTATAGTAACAAAATATAATCCATTAAAATTTGATACTCCAACAGCAGGACCATTCATTAAATAACCTCCTGTCTCGTCATCAAGATCAATAGGTGTTTGAAAATTTAAAAGTATATCTACTTTTCCACTCTGATGATCCATTGTTCCATCTTCTTTTACATTAGCATACACACTTTTTTCTGACACATAATTTCCTATTCCGCTATCTGAAATATAAAAAGGATCTCCTAAAATGCGTAAATTGACAGTAACTAAATCAACATCACTTTCAACTAAAGATTCATTAAACATCCTAGCTAATCTTACTTCTGGAGTTTCTGTCATATTTCCTGCGGCTAAAGACTCTCCTGAATTTAAATTTTTTCCTACTTTTGAAGTTTCTCCAAAAGCTTCATGTTCATATCCTGAATTTACACCTCCTGCCATGTTAGCTTTTGTGCCTTCTTTAGTCCCTGCTTGATCACTGGCTCTATTATTTCCTGACCTATTTCCCATATCCATTGCAACTGCTTTATAAAATGCATTGTCAAATTTTATAGAAAACTCTAATACATCTAAATTTTTTCCGGTGTACATATAGTTGTATGCTTTAGGTGCTTGAGCTACTAATTCACCATAGCCAGGAGGTGGATCGTTAGGCATTTGGAAGAACGATGTGTTAACATCATACGGTACTACTCTATATACATAAATTTTAGGCATTCTGCCTATTACAGATTCTGTTTTTTTATCTTGTACAATATAGCAAGAAGATTCAATTCTAAACCAAGTTATCTTACCGCCAGCTTTTAAAAAGTCTTGATCCATTAGCCTTTGACCAAATCTACTTAATAGGACTAATTCTTCAATTACTCTTTGTATTTTTGTTCCTTTTCTAAATTGAATAGTCCTTTGTCTTGGATTGATAGTAGTTCCACCTCTTGAAAAGTTTCTTGTTTCTTCTTCCATAATAAAACTTCCGCCGCTGAAAGGTGAATCACCACTAGCGAGAGGTTCTTCTGGTCTAATTTTTGTGTATCCTATTGAGTTTACTCCATTTGCTTCTGCTGAAATTGCTGTTTTCAAAGTCTCACTTAGGTTACCTCTTTTTACACTAAATCCTAATCTGTTGTTAACAAAACTTTTTTGTTGTTCGCCTATACTACCGCCAATATGATCTGGCACTGCGTTATAGCCAGCCGCTTGTAGATTAGTTCCTGCAGATTCAAATGCTTCACCGTAGTTAATTGTTTTTAAAGTGTAATCACCTGTTAATGCTTGTCCTGTCTCCTTTGTGTCTTTTAATTTGTCAGCAAGTGACGCACTAGAAGTTTCATTAGGAAAGGCAATAATATATTCATCTTGCTCTACTTTGGTTTTTTCGTCTTTTTGACTGTCTAGTAAATGTGTATTAATATGTGTAGTAACACTATTGACTCCAGACTGCATTATTTCTACAAGGTTGTCTCCAGATACTGTAATGTCAACCGGAAGCGATTGTATTTGATCTGAAAAGATACTTTCATTATAAGGTGCAGTAGTTACTGTGTAAATAGAACCTTCAGTATCAACATCAAAAACAATATTAACTAATTTAACAACAAGTTGTTTTTTTGATGCCGCAATAGATGGTCTGGTTCTTTCAACATCTTGGTGTCCTACAAAATTAATTTGAAGCAACCAAGGTGCTTCTAAATAATTATTATAACCTGCGTTCTTAGCCGCTCTATATAAAGTTTCTAAAAATTGACCCATACTATAAGGTTCTCTTACTTGAAAGTCAAGTGAATGAAAATTAGTATGTCTTGTTTTTCTGTTAGGAGCAACAGCTTCTTCTATATTTACAGAATCAATATAATACTCAGCATCAATATTATATTGTTGTTCTGCACTTGTTCGAGGCTTTTGATCAGCTGTGAGACCGCCTGCTGAACGTAATACAAAATGTCCATCTGCTATTCCGTTTTTTCTGTAAGTTCTATCTGGAAAATTTAATTCTTCTGCACTAAGACAACCAAAACTAAAAAGATTATTATATGATGCAAAGTCATGTAATATATTTGGCATTGGTAGTTTTTTATCACTTGCTATATTTTTTGCAATAGTATCTACCATTACATCAGTTTTGCGAACAGTTACTTTCTTACTACTTTCTGTGCGTCCGGCATCTCCAACTGTAGCACTAGTTTTATTTGAATCAGCATTTTCTCCTTCAGGAACAATTTTAACTCCTGAAAAAAACTCATTATTTGAAAATACAGGAGGAATTTTTCCTTCCTTTGCGGCATTGCCGTTAGTTTCATACATATCAGCAAGACCATGTAATCCTGCGGCACGCATAAACCTTATGGCTTCTTTAGGATCGCCTTCTTTTGTTTTGGTTTTTTTTGGTTGTTTAGGCTTTCTAGTACCATACTCGCCTGCACGTTCATTATTTGTAAAGCCGTCTTTTTGAACTACATTATCTTTATGGATTAATGCTTTTCCTGTTAACGGATCTGTACGCCAGGTAGTCATTTAATCTCCTAATATTTCTTTAACACGTTCTGGATCAGGCAAATAAATTTGTGTACCTGGAACCATGTCATATACTGGATCCTCTATAACATCTAAGTTTCGTTGTGCAATAATCCACCAAAGCCTATTGTCACCATACATATCATAAGCTAGTAAATCTGGCCTATGTAAGTATTGAGGTTCAATAGTATATAACGGATCATCACTGTATGCTGGCACAGGTCTGATATCTAATATATCAAGTGTGCCTGACTGGGTGTAACCAGTTAGTGTGTATGGGCTACTACTACTCATTAAATGTATCCTCTTCCTAAGTCATCGCCTGTAACAAACTGTCTATAACTAAATTTGTTTTGCTTATCTCTACTGTATATCGGCTGAACTGTAATACTAAACTGTGACTCTGAAGGAGCCCAACCAAATCTTACAGATCCTTGACTACCGTCATCAATAGGACTAATTTCACCTGGTGTAAATCCGCAGTTGACGTAATCAACTTCGTTTGGCATATCAACTGTAAAGTTGTTTATTATAACAGGAACATTATTAAAAACATAATCTCCATAACCATTTAATTTTGCTATAGGCGGTGGTGCTCCTGTACCTCCAGCACCAAAGTCCATTTTCGTCATTGCTCTTAGATAGTGCAAACATGCAGTCCAATATCTAGCTTCTAAACTATTCTGACAATAAAATTGTCCCACTATGGTCATTTGATCCACACTTGAGTTCTGGTATGCAAAAAACGGATAATTATTATGTATAGGTGAAATATTATTATAGTTTGCTGTATGACTTATAATAATTGTAGGTGTATATGGAAAGACCATATGTCCGTCACCTTCTAAACGTAAAGGAGTAAGAAGCCCTGAACCGCTTTGGCCTTTTAATGCTTTTGGAATCGATAATTTGACACGCCAATCTTTTTCTTCTAATGTAGTAGTAAATGAAGCAGACTGTTTTGCTTGGAAATCAGGTCCACCTTTTCCCGGAAGATTTTTGCCTCTCAAATTTGACATTAAATCTTCAGCACCACCTGAAATGCCTTTAAATATGTCTTGTCCTATGTCTTTAGCTTTATCTACTGCATCTGATACAAAACCAGGTATGTTCCCACTAGCAACATTTTGCCCTGGAGCGTTGAAACCGGCTTTTGGTTTCGGCTTTGGAGTGGTTCCTTGCCTTGTTCCTGGACCGTCTTTTCTACCCATAATTATTTGTCTCCTATATACATTATTTAGTTGACTTTATTAACAGAGTAGTTTATAATATAACAAACAAACGGAGAAAATATGAATAAACGTGTAAATTATCTAAACAATAAGGATATATTGAAAGAAATACACAAGTCAAAAGCCACATTCTGTAGCTACACTGACACTGAGTATGGACAATATGATATAATCCTCCCTAGTATTGACAAAATTAATATTAGGACTATTGCAGAAGCAAAACGCAATAAAGCCAAAAGGCTACAACAACAAAACTTTGAACAAGCAAAAGCTGAAGGTAAACGAGTAAAACTAGCAGAATTTGAAATAGATTATAGAAAGATACAAAAAGACGAATTAATTTTTAGAATTATGACTTTTGAACATATTCCTGAAGAACCAGGACGTAAGAAGAATCCTAAGACTCCTGCAGATTATAGAGTCAAACTTAATTTTCCTCCTTTTCAACATTTTAAATTTGATGACGGAGAAGAATTAGTTTGTGTAGGTAAAAGTCATTGGGAAGGTGGAATGGAAAATGGTTACTTTAATAAAGCACACGGTAAAGCCACTAATAAACTTGCCCTTATGTGGATGAAATTGTGTGATCGTTATGCAACAAGAGGAAATGTTCGTGGATACACATATAACGACGAAATGCGAGGACAAGCAATCTTACAGCTTGCTCAAATTGGTTTGCAATTTGATGAATCAAAGTCTAACAATCCGTTCGCTTACTACACTGCGGCGGTTACTAACTCATTTGTAAGAGTGATTAATATTGAAAAACGTAATCAAAATATTAGAGATGATATTTTAGAAATGAACAATATGAATCCAAGTTATACAAGACAAGCATCTACTGAGTGGGATCGTGTTAAAACACAAGACGCTAAAGCACCTGTGCCAAATCCTTCCAAAAATACTTGACTTATGCCAAAATATAAAGTATAATATACAAAACAGGAGTATGAATGTTTAAAAAAGCGGCGGTGTTTACAGATATTCACCTTGGGTTGAAGTCTAACAGTAGACTACATCTACAAGATTGTGAAGAATTTGTAGATTGGTTTATAGAACAAGCAAAAGCAAACGGTTGTGAAACTGGTATTTTTTGTGGTGACTGGCATCACAATAGAAATACAATTAATGTACAAACACTAGATGCAACTACACGTTGCCTAGAAAAATTAGGTGCGGCATTTGATAAGTTTTACTTCTTTGCAGGTAATCACGATTTATATTACAAAGACAAACGTGACGTTTATAGTGTAGAGTTTGGTAAACACATTCCGGGTATTACATATATAGATGAAATATTTGTAGAAGATGATGTTGCATTAGTTCCTTGGCTAGTTGGAGAAGAGTGGAAGAAGATAAGCAGTATTAAAACAAAATATATGTTTGGTCACTTTGAACTGCCTAGTTTTTATATGAACGCAATGGTGCAAATGCCTGATCATGGTGAGCTTAAAGCTGAACATTTCAAACATCAAGAGTATGTGTTTAGCGGACATTTCCACAAACGTCAAGTACAAGGTGCAGTACACTATATGGGTAATGCATTTCCACACAACTATGCAGATGCATGGGATGATAAACGTGGAATGATGATACTTGATAAAGAAAATAACAAAGAACCCCATTATATTGATTGGCTTGACTGTCCTAAGTATAGAACAGTAAAACTTTCAAGATTGTTAGATGAAAAAGATACACTACTAAAAAATAAAATGTATTTGAGAGTAACACTTGACTTACCTATTAGCTATGAAGAAGCAAGTTTTATTAAAGAAACATTTATTAATGAATATGACTGTAGAGAAATTACATTAATTCCTAGTCAACAAGATGAAGAAATACACACTGATATAGATATAAGCACTTTT